CAAACTTTGTTCGCTGCCGGTGACGGGTTCGCAACAACGACGAACGCTGGCACCGTCATCACACAAAATGATTCGCTAAAGATTGAGGCGGTCTATGCGTGCGTCCGTCTGATCGCAGACTCCATCTCCACGCTCCCTGTTGATACGTTCATTCGGGTTGATGGCGAGCGTCGCCCGTTCCGCCCACGCCCAACATGGCTCGACTACCCAGAGTCAGGTGTGACCCGCACCGAACACTTCCAGCAAGTTCTTGTTTCTCTCCTGTTGGACGGTAACTCGTTCACCCGCATTCTGCGCGACGATCAAGGTGTCGCAGGCTTGGTGGTGCTGAATCCTCAGCGTGTTGAGTGTTCTCGTGACCGTGTGACTCGTCGACCTATCTACATCTTCGAGCAGCGTGACGTGATTCCGGCTGAGGACATGATTCACATCACCGAGTTGCGTATGCCTGGCGAGTTGCGTGGCCGTTCACGCATCGATCTGGTGAAAGAGAATCTCGGGTTGGCTCGCGCGTTGGAGGAGTTCGCTGCACGATTCTTCGGACAAGGCTCCTCAGCATCGGGCATCATCGAGTTCCCAGGGAACCTGACCCGTGAGCAGGCGAAAGATTTGGTGGACGGCTTCGAGCAAGGCCACAAGGGTTTGCGTCGTTCGCATCGCCCAGGCATCCTGTTTGGTGGTGCAACCTTCAACAAGACCACCGTCGACAACGACTCAGCACAGTTCCTAGAGTCCCGTCGCTTCGCTGTCGAGGAGATTGCGCGCACGTTCCGTTGCCCACCGTCAATGCTGGGTGTGACGACGCCTGGTGCGATGTCGTATGCGTCGGTGGAACAGAACGGCATCCACTTCGTTCAGCACACGCTCCGCCCCTACATCGCCAAGATCGAGGACGGCTACCAGAAGATTCTGGACAACCGTGCCTTCCTCAAGTTCAACGTGGACGGTCTACTTCGAGGCGACCAGGCTTCGCGTTACGCCGCCTTCTCCACCGGCATTCAGGCTGGCTTCCTCTCCATCAACGACATCCACCGCATCGAGGACATGTCGCCAGTCGAAGGCGGAGACTCGTATCGTGTCCCGCTCGCCAACGTGGACATCGGGGCTGCGAACCTCGCTGAGTTGGATCGCAAGAGTGTGATCGCTCAGCGTCTCATCCTCGCAGGCTTCGACCCAGCACAAGTGTTGAGTGCGCTTGAGTTGCCTGCCATCAATCACACAGGCCTCCCATCCACACAGTTGCAGCCAGTCGCCACCGTGAACCCAGCCGACCCTGCCGCCGCGTATGAGGTGAAGTCGCAGGACATGTCGATCACGATGCCCGAGGTTGTGGTGAACTACACTCCGCCAGCAGTCAACGTGCCAGCCCCCGTCATCAACGTCCCCGAAACCGTTGTTCGTGTGAATGTCCCAGAATCGAAGCCAACCATCCGCACCGTAGAACGCGATGAGCATGGCCGAATCGTGAACATCATTGAAAGGGTTGAGGACTAATGGCAACCGGAATCTCCTCCTACATGGCGAACAAGTGGCTGGATGCGATGGGCAATAACACGTCGTTCGCTGTGACGACCGCGTACATCAAACTGCATGTCGGCGACCCAGGAGCAAACGGCACCGCCAACCCAGCAACCGAAACAACACGCAAGTCGATCTCGTTCGCCGCAGCATCAAGCGGATCAATCGCCTCCGACGCCGACATCAGTTGGACGAACATCGCAGGCTCAGAAGACGCCACACACTTCACCGTTTGGGATGCGTCAACGGCTGGCAACTTCCTGTTCTCCGGCACAATCACCGGCAACCCGTACACCGCAGGCGACACCTACACCATCGCCTCAGGCGCACTCACCACATCACTAACCATCGCATCGTAGGGTTCACATGGCGTTCAGCCGATTCACCCTCGACACCAGCAAACTCGATGACACCTACTGGGCGTTAGACGGCTCACCGTTCCCAATGAACGCGACTGGCACAGCCAGTCTCAACAGCCTCACCGCCACAGCCACAACCAGCACAACGATCCAAGCCGCAGGCTCAGCCACATTCGGAACCCTGACCGCCACCAGCACCGCCTCAGTCACGAATCAAGTCTCAGCGACCGCCAATCTCGGTGCGCTCGAAACACAAGCCACCGCAACAGTGAGCCATCAGGCGAGCGGGTCGGCTGGGTTGGCCGGGGTTGTTGGGGTTGCGTCAGCTGTGACTGTGCGTTCGGCTGTTGCGGTTGCTGGTTTGGGTGCTGGGGTTGGTTCGGCTACGTCGTCGGTTCTTGTGCGGCCTTACGCCGACGGGCAGTTGGGGTCGATGGTTGGGTCTGCTCAGGCGACGGTTGTTCCTCAGCCTCCTGTTCCTCCTCCTTCGTATCCGTTTGGTGGGAATCCTTGGTATCGGCAACCGAAGGTTCCTGTTGAGAAGGTTTCAGTTGTTTCAGTTGAGGTTGAGTTGCCTCGTGTCCCTGAGCGAATTGTTGTTTCAGGATCATCTGTTGTGTCCTTGTCGGCGTCTGCTACTGGTGAAGTAGCATGGTCAATACTAGAAGATGAAGCCGAGTTGCTTCTGTTGGTGTGAGGTTTGAGTGGCGTTCTATCATGGTGTGACATCAGTTGGCACGGTTCCTACACCCGTTGACGGCACTTTGATTGGATTTCATGGTGGCAATCCGTACAAGATGCACATCAAGAACAATGACAATACGACCGAGTGCTATATCGGCGGGTCTAATGTGACGACTTCGACTGGCTACTTGTTGAACAAATTGGAGGCGTTGGATTTGGTTGTATCACCAACCGACATTCTCTATTGCATCTCGACGAAGAATGGTCACAACATTTCTTGGTTGACGGAGCCTGTCTGATGCCGTACTTCATTAGCAACACAAATCCGAACTGCTCAGGTTGGGCTGTCGAGAAGGAGGACGGTGAAGTGATCGGCTGTCACGGAACGAAACAGGACGCCATCGATCAGATGGTCGCGGTATCTATCGCTGAGGACATGGAGCCTGGTGGCGAGCGAGCATTACCGAACGAACTGACCGAGGGTGACTTTGTGCGTTGGAACTCATCGGGTGGCACGGCTCGAGGCCGTATTGAACATGTGATGCGTGAAGGCACGTTGGGTGTGCCTGGCACCGAGTTCAGCATTGAGGCAACGGAGGATGATCCGGCTGCGCTCATCAGAATCTATGAGGAGTACGACAACGGTTGGCGACCCACCGAAGTTCTTGTCGGCCACAAGTTCTCCACCCTCACCAAGATTGACCCACTCCCCGAACCAATCGAGGAAGAGGACGAGATCGAGGATGAGGACGAGTCCGAGGATCGTGTCGAGCAGAGAGAGGTGAATCTGGATGTCCCCCAATACATCAGGTCAGCAGCCCGAAAAGGGTTGGATTATTACGGGAAGAGCCTTGCAGGTGCAGGCGTTGTGGCTCGTACTGTTCGTGAAGCCCGTGAGATGGCTCAAGGACGGATATCGGAAGACAAAGTTATTCGTGCAAACGCTTGGGCAGCTCGACATCTAGTTGACTTGGATGTTCCTCGCAACACGAACCCAGACAACGACGAGTTCCCTGGTGCTGGTGCAGTTGCCTTCTATCTGTGGGGTATCGATCCGACAGACCCGCAACCTGCGATGAGCTGGTTTGAGGAGAAGTCGGATGCGATCAAAGCGGATCGTGAAGAGGCCGACAGGTCGTTTGCCTTCCATCGCAAACCTGAACAGAAGTCAACTAATGTTGAAGCCATGACTGAACAGGTCGAGACGCGCAGGGTCACGTTCAACGAGTTCGAGCTTCGTGCCGCCCCGAAGGGTGATGGCATGTCGTTCACCGGCTATGCCGCAGTCTTCAACTCCGACTCCGAGCCGTTGCCGTTCATTGAGCGCATCATGCCTGGCGCGTTCGCCAAGTCGTTGCGTTCACGGAACAATATCCGAATGTACATGAACCACGACTCCAGCATGTTGCTCGCCACGACCCGTGCCAAGACGCTCCGTTTGCAGGAAGACTCGAAGGGTTTGTTGGTCGATGCCGATCTGCCTGATACTTCGGTTGGCCGTGACCTGTCTGTGCTGATGCAACGCAAGGATGTCGATTCAATGTCGTTCGGATTCACCGTCCCCTCGGGTGGCGACAGTTGGAGCGATGACGGAATGCAACGCACCTTGAAGCAGATTCGCCTTTTCGAGGTGTCGGTTGTGACAGGCTTCCCCGCGTATGCGGCCACGTCTGCGTCGGTGCGTTCGTTTGATGCATTGGCTCAGCGAACCGGCATGGATGCCGATCAGTTGGCTGTCGCCATCACGAACCTTGAAGCAGGTCAGACTTTGACCCCCGATCACGCTGCGTTGTTGCGTGAGACTGTGGCGAAACTTGAGCCACAACCCGAGGCCGCTCCCGCCACGATTGGCATCATGGCGAAGCACCTTGAACTGTTGAAGAACATCTAGTAACTTTTAGTTACTGCATCGAATGAGCGGAGCCGCCTTCGGTGTTGCTGATCGCGGAGCCGCGACAGGCTAACCCTCCTGCGTATCCACAATCATCAACATCATCCCTACGGGGAGAAGGAATAACTACCATGAAGGAATACATCGACCGCCAGGTCGAGATTCGCAACCGCGCCTGGAACGAGGCAAAGTCGATTCTCGATAAGGCAGCAGCAGAGAAGCGTGACCTCACCGCTGAGGAATCGCAGACCTACGAGCGCATCTCCAAGGAACTCGACGAGCGTGCCAACACGATCGCCAAGCTCCGTGAGGATGAGGCTCGCGAACTTCGTCTCGATGCCGCAACCCGCGAAATCGCTGACCAGGCTCGCCCAGTCGCACAGGCACCAGTCGCCGACGATGCCGCCGCACTCCGCTCACTCATCATGGGTGAGAAGCGTGGCCACTCGTTCGAGCGTCGTGACGTGTTGAAGACCAGCACCGGCTCACCAGTCCCCACCTCGTTCTACGATCAGGTCATCATGAAGGCTCGCCTCGTCGCGCCAGTCCTTCAGACCTCGACCGTCCTGAACACCGCAGGTGGCGAAAACCTCCAGATTCCGTCGCTGTCCACCTACTCGGTCGGCACGATCACCGCTGAAGGCAACGCAATCGGCGAGTCCGACCCAGCATTCAACGCCTTCGTGACGTTGAGCGCATACAAGTATTCGTTCCTGACGCAGGTTTCCGAAGAACTCCTCACCGACTCTGGTGTCGACTTCCTCGGCTTCCTGGCCGATCAGGTCGGAAACGCGCTCGGCTACGCAGTCGGCTCCGCCCTTACGGTCGGCACCGGCACGGTTGAGCCGAAGGGAATCGTCACGGCATCGGCTGTTGGTGGAACCGCAGGCACCGCAACAGCGTTCACCGCAGACAACCTCATCGACCTCCTCTACTCCTTGGATGGTGCAGCTCGCAACCTCCCAGGTGTTGGTTGGATGATGAACGGCAAGTCGATCGGTGCAGTCCGCAAGTTGAAGGACACCGCTGGCAACTACGTGTTCCAGCCGTCCCTCGCAATGGACAGCCCAGACATGCTGCTCGGCAAGCCCATCTACGAGAACCCGTCGATGGCCGATGTCGCAACCGGCACCAAGTCCGTCATCGTCGGACACCTCCCGTCGTACTTCGTGCGCACGGTCGGTGGCCTTCGCCTCGACAGGTCGGATGAGTACGCGTTCAACGCAGGCCTCATCACCTTCCGCGCACAGTTCCGCGTGGACGGCAACCTGCCGCAGACGAGCCACATCAAGCACCTGCTCCAGCCGTAACGCTGAAGCAGAGGCAAACCACCTAACGGTGGTGTAAGTTTGAGGGGCGGGTCGGACACGCAGGGCGACCCGCCCCTCAATCCATTTCCCCTGCAACCTGCGAAGGAGTCTGCGTGAATGCTCGTCATCGTCAACAACACGCCGGTCGAGTTACCCGACCTGGAAGCGGAATTGCTGCTCCGTCGGGGCGTAGCGCACTTGCCGGAAGTAGCCGACCAGCCTCTCCCGAATCGCTACGAATCCTCTTCTACTCGAACGCCCCGTTCGCCCCAACCGGCTACGGAACCCAAACCGCGCAGCTCGTCCCGAGGCTCATCGAAGAAGGGAACGAAGTAGCGATCCACGCCATGTATGGCATCGAAGCGGTGCCGTCAATGTGGAACGGGATCAAGATGTATCCGCGTGGGATGGCACCGTATTCCGATGATGTGGTGACAGCGCATTGGATGGACTGGTCAAACGGCAACAAGAACCTGTCACCTCTGTTGATGACCTTGTTTGATGTGTGGGTGTTGAAGTCGGCGTCGCTGGATGTGATTCCGAACATCGCGTCGTGGGTGCCTATCGATCATGCTCCTTGCCCGCCTGAGGTGTTGGCGTTCTGTCAGCGTAAGAACGTGAAGCCGATTGCGATGTCGCAGTTCGGGAAACGAATGTTGGAGGCGCAGGACGTTGAGTGTTTCTATGCGCCTCACGGGACTGA